GGTTGTCCCTCTACTTACGAAGAAGAACAAAAAAAAGAGGAGTAAAACTCCTCTCTCCAAAGACTTACAGGCCACTTAACTTAATAAGACTTACGCTCTACTGCTTTGTTCTCCTATCTGTTGCTTGTTGTTGTGATTAACAACTAAATCATTTTATTCTCCTATCTATTCATAATATACATTGTTACTTCAAAACCAAAACGCATTTCGGTTACTACTGGTTTAGTCCATTGCATGATAAGTCCTCCTTTCAGGAATACTTAGATGAAATGGCCTATTTAATGACTAAGTATAATCATTAAATTACTTACATCTTTTCATCAAAGACAGACATAAGATTGGTGCGACCAGCCGGACTTGAACCGGCAAGCTCTGAAGCGACAGATTTTAAGTCTGTTGTGTTTACCAATTTCACCATGGTCGCATAGTTAATATTGCCTCGTTCATATTCTAACTTTATATAAAAGTCGTTCATCTCTTTAGTGATTGGTGGTTGATACATAATCAACTCCTTGAATTGGCCTGCCCGACAGGATTCGAACCTGTGACCTACGGTTTAGAAGACCGTTGCTCTAATCCAGCTGAGCTACGGGCAGATAAGGTTACTGTGTTTTACGGAATGGTCTGTACACACTGAAGTCCTTTGTACAGGTTGCTTTACCTTTATCGTAGGTGTTAAGTTTAATTTTAACACGCCGTACTTTCTTGGCGTATAACTCTACTTGTGGTAAATATTGTAATGGAATATTTTTGAAATTATACAACTGAAATAGATAATCAGTTGTTGTTTTAAGGCTACGAATGTCCACCTTAAATCTCCTTTTCTCAGATTAAAACTTTTTGTTAAAGCCTAGGGTGAAATTTCTATTTGATTGATTATAACCATCAGGTCTTTCATAATCAACATCTGTTATATTATCAATACCGGCGTACATTGTCAAGCTTCCTTTTGTTGTTGAGTAAAATAAATCTGCTGTTGTAACACTTTTCATTTTCTTTTTTGCGTAAGTCGTACTATCTATATCCATATGACTACCATAATAATTGATGTTAAGATTAAAACCATTGAGTTCAAAGTTTGTTAAGTTTGTCCACTTTGGCTTTCTAACTATCTCAGCACCATCTCCATCTTCAGCGATAACGAATGTCGTATTGTTCTTTATTATAACTGAACCTATATTGTTTGTCAAGCCTAATTCGACACCATGTCTATTACTTTTTTTCGTATCGTTAACATATGTACTGTTTTCATATTTCAATAGATTGTCTATTTCAGTTTTAAAGAATACCAAGTCACCTTTATCCCATCGGTAACCAAGTTCGTATGTTTTACTTTCTTCTGGTACTAAACTACTATTACCTAAAAACCCCCAATTGTCTTTACCATACATCTCATAAACAGTTGGTGCTTTGTAACCAGTTGCATAACTTAATCTTACACCATTGTTCTCAACACCTATTCTATATGTAAGTTGATTGTCAAATGTGTTTGGTGTATCATATCTAAAACCTATATGTGATTGTACACCACTTTCATGTGATTGGTCTACACTGTAAAAGTATCCGTTGTTTGTTCTATTTTTGTTTACTTCACTTTCATAACCAGAGATGTTTGTATTAAACTCTATATCAGAATATTCGTATTCAGTTCCTAATGTATGACTTTTGTTTTCATGGTGTAATGTTTTCTTTGCAAGTAATGTTGTTGTGTCATTTAGATATGTGTCTTTTGTTCCTTTATCATCATATACTCTATCATGTTTAGTATGATTGATTGTGTATTCTTCATCTTTATTTTGTAATGACAAATAGTAATTATTAAATTGCCAATCTGCTGTGTAATCTGTATAGTCTGTTGATTTATCTAAATCTGATTTATTATGTGTTTCAATAACATTTGTTTTTAACCAATAGTTTTCAAGTGGTGTTTCTGTTTGCAATATATAGTTTCTATTTTTATATTCATCATTCTCATTACCATCAACTACAGATATACCATCACTTGTTTTATTTTCTATTCTAAAATCAATTAGTGTATCGCCCACATAATCACCTATTTTAATATCTTGTGTCCAAGTATTATTAGAACCTACAGAAGCACCAATACTATTATCATCATTTGGACTTGTAATCATATTGATTGTGCCACCGATTGAATTAGGTCCGTATGTACTACCCATAGGTCCTTTGATAACTTCTATTTTATCTACACCTAAAAAACTATGTTGACCTATATCATCTGTTCCACCTGGAGTAGAATGGTCTTTTATCGCAATACCATTTAAAGTAATAAGTGTATGATTTGAATTTGTGCCTCTTAAAAATGTTGAAGTCATTTGGCCTTCAGGACCAGATTGTACTAAATTGAGTGAGGGAAGATTTCTTATTTCTTTTGGTTCTATAACATCATATGAATAAGTTTTGTATGCTAAATCATTTGATGTTCTAAATGCATATATTGTAATTTCAAGTTCTGCTTTTGCTGTAAATGGGATTAATAAGAGTAATAACGGTAATAATATCCTAAACATAATTTTCCTAGTATAACACAAGTTAATGTAGAAACCAATAAATTGAAATCAAATGGTATCGCCATTATGTAAGTGTTTAATAAATCTCCGCCCCATTTGTACCATACGAAGAAATTAATAATTAAGTGCCACATTAACACACCTGTGAAAGTGGCGTAGATTTCATTTTTAATATGTGTTCCTAGGATTGTAAATAGAATAACACATGCATAAATGGGTAACATTAAAGAATGAAATCCAATAAACAAATCTTTCACGAACATACATGAAAGAGGTATGAAGTATTGTAAGTATTTATTGCTAGTGAATTGAGGTATCAATAAAGCAATAGCAAAAATAGGTGTCACATTCATACATGTATTTATATTGGTCGGAGTGGCAGGATTTGAACCTGCGACCCTCTGGTCCCAAACCAGATGCGCTACCAGGCTGCGCTACACTCCGTTATTTTAGTTTAAGTAAAGAGGTCCAGTCCAATTCATGGCAAAGTTGCCATCAAGAACATTTCCTCGTGCTTTGTTCAATGCAGGTGCATTGTATCCTGCTGGTTTCAAAATGTCACCGACTTTAAAACCTCGTTTAGCAAGTTTATCGGTAACTTTAGCAACAACAAAGCAATGCACAGAGTTGTCACGGACTACTTTAATATAATTTCGTCCTGTTTGTACTGAACATTTGTCAGCAAATTCTTTAAGAGTTCGTTCAAAATAATCTGAACGGTTGCCATCACGGTCTGTCCACTTAGCATAGTCAAGTTTAGACGCTTCAATAATGTTGTTAACACCCTCTTCAAGTGTTTCGGCAGATTTGTCAAATATAATAGTCATAATATAGTCCTTTCAATTAAGCAGCTTGTTGAGCAATTACAATATCAACAGCGGCGTCCCATAATTTAATAGCATCATCGTTGTTTTCGAAACCATACTCTTCAGCAAAATCCATTGAAGAAGAAGAGGCAGTACCATCTACATCTACTGTATGATTGGTGATGATTTTAGCGATTGTTTCAACTTTGGCAGTATTGTAAATAAGACCTTGTTCGGTATGTATTTGAATTTCACCATTGTCAGCAGACAAGAAGTTGATTTGGTCGTTAGTGTTTTTATTAGGGAAGTTCATAGTGTTTGTATCCTTTTTCATTTTATGGTACCATTATACCATATGTTTAAACAGTTGGCAAGCGGTTTTTTCACTTTTTTTTAATTTAATGCAATTAACATCAACAACAGACTATTCAATGAAAATCCTATTGCGTTAGATACGATATATAACATATCTTTAGCATATATAGCTCTCACTAAGAATAGAAACAGTCCTAACCATACTAGTAATATGAAGTTCAATGGAGGCAAATTTGTTGACCAACCCATTAATACTGATAGAGATGTCGGAGCAGTTGCACCGTGAATAAGTATCATACCTATCCAACCACACGCTTCAGAGATTTTATTTGATTTAATTTTTTTCATAGTGTATCCTTTCTTATCTTATGTGTCCATTATACCAGATACTTTGTTGTTTGGCAAGCACTTTTTTCAAATTAATTGCTTTTTATTGTAATAAAACCACCAACTAACATTACTGCTAAACCCATTAGTGAGTACATAAGCATTTCAGTTAGAGTATTTGCTGATTCCATACATTTTCCGTCACAATCGCCAGCAGAACCAGCCATCATTACTATACCAATTACGATTAATAGAGCGCCAAAAGTGTTTATCATTGTTTTCATAGTTTATCCTTTGTTTTTTTAACTTATACATACATCCTACACTAGATAAATACCTTTGGCAAGCGCTTTTTTCAAAAAAAAGCAAAAAAATCACTAAAAAAAGCAAGTAAAATCAATAAAAAATGAAATATTTTGTTCTAGTTTTGTTCTTTATGTTAATTTCGTGTTCTCCGAGCGTAAAAAACTGTAAATTATCGCCGGATTACGAAGCAACTGCTAAATCAGCGTTAGAAAATAGAGATGATTTGAGCAAAACTGAATTAAGAGCTGGCAAAATGGCTTGTACTTTTTGAATAAATAGTCGGAAAAGGTAATTTATGAGCAAAATGCGATTATTTAAGTTTTGGAATGAAAAAGGTGACGAAAAAGAAAAAGAAGCGATGAGTTTGAAGAAAGCCATCATGTCTGTACAATCAGATTTTAAAGATAGAATGATTAGTGTTGAGTATATCAGTAAAAGAGGCAAAGAGATGTGTCACGGTGTACTAATACCAATTGGTCGAAAAGTAAAACAAGCATTGATACAGGAAAGAAGACGAGAAGCGTTAAAAGCTAAAGGAAGATAAATGCCAGCAATTTGTAGAATAACAGATAGTTTATCTACTGGTCATATATGTGCTAGTACAACAACTATAGCCTCACCTAATACAGACGGTACCGTTCATGCAGAAGGACTTGATGTTATAGTTGTTGGTGCGCCAACAGTAGCACACCCTAATCCGCCATCACCTCCATGTCCTGACCATGTAGCAAACTTGAACGCAGGTTCGCCTACAGTGTTTGTAAATGGTATTGCAGTTGGTAGAATTACAGATAGTGCTGATAGTGGTGCAATGACTTCAGGTGCCTCTACTGTTTTTGCCAATTAAGTCTAAATAAACCTTATAAATATTACCGATATGGCAATTTACGATGCATCAGCAAATAACTCTAGTAAACGAAATAATAGAAGATATAGAGATATCGACTTAAATTTCGGTAGAAATCCTGTGACTAATGATATATCAAAGGTTGAGGATGTAAATGCTGTTAAACGAAGTGTGAGAAATTTAATACAAACTAATTTCTACGAAAGACCTTTTCATCCAGAATTAGGTTCAGGTGTGAGAGATTTGTTATTTGAAAACTTTACACCATTGACTAGAGTTTTTCTACAAAGAAAAATAGAAGAAGTCATAGCAAATTATGAACCTAGAGCATCACTTGAAAGTATTAGAATTGATGAAGACCAAGATGGCAACAGATTAGTATGTGATATCTATTTTTATATACAAGGTGTTATGGATCCAGTTACAGTAACGGCATTTTTACAGAGGTTAAGATAGAATGGCAAAACATAAATTAAATGTATCTGATTTAGACTTTGACCAAATTAAGTCAAATTTAAAAACATTTTTACAAAGTCAAACAGAATTTCAAGATTACAACTTTGAAGGTTCAGGCCTTTCTATTCTATTAGATGCATTATCATACAATACACATTATCTTTCCTTTTTGGCGAACATGTCAACAAATGAAGTTTACTTAGATAGTGCAGATATTCGTAATAACATTGTGTCACTTGCAAAGATGGTTGGTTATACACCAACTTCACCAAGAGCACCTAAAGCTGATGTTGATGTACAAATTAATAATGCTTCAGGTACTTCTATCACAATGAACAAAGGTACGGTGTTTACAACTACAGTTGATGAAACATCTTATCAATATGTAAACAACGCAGACATTACAATCACGCCTGTAAATGGTGTTTATAAATTTTCAAATTGTACTTTATATGAGGGTACTTTAGTTACATTTAAATATACAGTTGATGTAAATGACCCCGACCAAAAGTTTATAATACCAAGTAACAGAGCTGATACATCTACATTAAAAGTAACTGTACAAAATTCAACTTCAGATGCAACAGTATCGACTTACTCATTTTCTAGTAACTATTCAAATGTAACTAGTACATCTAAAGCATATTTTTTACAAGAAGGCCAAGATGGTAGATATGAAAT